TTTTGTACTTAAATAAGTTAGTTTGTTTGTAGTTTCCATATAATTTTGATTTAAAATTTTACTCCCATTCTGTATAATAACTCTGGTCATTACTCTCATATTCTTCTGCCCATTCTTCGTCCGTAAAATCAGTGTGCAAGCATTCGTCACTGCAATAATAGGCTGCTCCTGCATCTATACAGTAGCCCTTACGTATCAGTCTGCCACACTCGGAGCATCGTCTACAAGTCCTGTCAGTATCCCACCAGTAGTCCGCAAAAGACTCTGCCACTACATCCTCGCTTGTCTTCTCATCCCATTTGTCAAGATAGAACGTTGCAAACTCGTTCAATTCCTGCTCATTAAAAAGTTCCTTGTCTGTGCCACTTACCGCCTTGGTCAGCCGGCTTAAAATTGATTCAATTGTCGTCATAGTTTAAATTTTATGAAAAATAAAATCTGCACACTCTCCAGGAAGTGTTCCTGCGTCATTGCAATGGTAGAATCCTTGTGTTTCCCAGTCCACATCCACCACATAACCTTCTGCATTTCTCAAAAAAGCATTTATTTCCCGTATTTCTTCTTCAGATAGTCCTGAATAATCATCGTTTATCAGAGCACAAGCCCAATAAACCGGAAGCCTGTATCTTATCACTTCTATACTCATAGTTTCACCAGTCTGCAATGACAATCTTCAAATACAGGAACCATACCCTGTCCCCTGAAATAAGCAGTAGCTAACTTAAAAGCGTACAAGGGATTCACTTTCTCGATTTCCTGCGATGATTTTTGGAAAGATAACGGCTGACATATATAGAAATTTTCATTGCCAAGACTCCCAAAAAGCCAATCCATACTACCTTCATCACAATTAGTGCCACCCAGTATTATTAAATCACATCCGGTCTTCCGGGTTCCCAAAATAAATGCCTTGTTCCGGTTTTCAGGAAGCATAAATATTTCCTGATCAATAAGGAACCAGTCACTCTGGCAGCTTTCTACATCCCTGAGAACGATTTCACCAATCTTATAGGCATATTCTTTTTGTGTTTTCATGCTATTTCGTTTAATTGTCCAACATATACGTCTCCATTTTTATAATAAAGGCGGTCTTCATATTGATTGTTATGCAATTCCTCTCGTAACGCACTCTCATCGTCAGCCCAATATTCATATTCTTCATGCCAACTCTTAAAGAAATTGTCATAACATTGTCTCATCAAATCCGGCCAAGAAAAATCTTCCGGATAACTGTTCCATGTCTTGTAATATCGGATAATCGGATCTAAAATATCTTGGTCGTAGCATACTCCGGTTAAAGGACAGTTGTTATTCTCCAGCAATATTTTACTATGTCTGTCTTTATATTGGTATTTGCCATCTACATATTTGCCCTTGGAATAATACCTGCCTTTTGTGATATACGGCATAATATTATTATTGATATAGCGAAACAATAATTTGCCATGCAAATCGCTAAGACAAATGTCTTGGTCACAATCATACGGGTCTTCATAATACAGTAGGTCGTCAAACATAAAATCAAAACTATATCCGCTATAACCGACATTCCAGTCACAAGCTTCGGTATCTGTCAGCTTTTCAAAAGATTTCAATGACGCTTTATATTCAGAAGCATAACAATCCATACATCGTTCCATCACATTCCAGCGTTCACGCTCTATAATTTTCTTTTGTACGTTTTCTGATAGCTCATCAAAGCTAAACAGGGTTAGATTTATTGTTTTCATATTATCATTTGTTATTTTTGATTCAACCATTCTTTATATCCGACCTCAAAAGCTATCGGGTCATGTTTTCTAAGCATCCTGCCATAATACAGAGAGCGTGACCGGTCTTTACCGCCTATTATCCATTCTTCGGAAGACAAGCTGAGACCGATTCCATCCAGATATGACTCAAATGCTTTTCGGGTATCAGCACGCTGTTTCATATTCTTCCATATATTTTATATGCAGACTGAGGCAAACTTCCTTTGCTGTGTAAGTCCGGTAACTGTTTCCGAATATCTCTTCCGCTCCATAATAGGAAACCAAATCATATATTCTTGTAGCGACCGGACGAAGCAACCAGTCATTCCAAGTATCACCGACATAGGAACAAAACGACTTCAAATCATCTTTTGCCCAACCTGTCAAAAACATCTCACGCATATCTTCCTCGCTAAGACCTGAAATCATTAAACATTTCACCTTATTTGCGTACGCAATAGGATACTCTTCTGGAGTTAATCTTATTAAGATTACTTCTGCTTCTTCTGCGCTGTTAAGTTTTAATTCGTTTCCCATTTTATGCATTGTTTTCGTTGTTCACTATCTGACTAATGTACGGTCCTGGCCACGAACAGCCAAGCCGACCTCATGGCAGGGCAGGCGCCGCCTTATTCTGGCTGCTCTGCCCACTCCCTGTATCCTACATTAAAACCAATAGGATCATACCTTTTGATCATAGTGCCATAATTCTCTCTACCGCAATACCTGTTCTTTCCTCCAATGATCCATGCCTCATCGTCTCTATCTGGAGATATTGAGTTAAGATACTTCTCATAATCTTTTCTACTCTTCCCCATCTTTGTCTTGATTTAAGCAATAGTTAATAAAATAAGCAACCTGTTCATTTTCCCCTGGATTATTATAATCGAAAAAAGTCATATCAGTATAATCCAGCATGACTACACGAAAATCGTTTTTTTTGACATACACTTCCGTTAAATACATGGAATTTCCATCAATTTCTATTATCACTGGAAACTGATCATCAAAGTCAAATACATCATTAGTTTCTTTAAATTCTTTAAACTCTTTAAATTTTAGCTTTATAATTCCATTGTTTTCTGCTAATGCTTCTTTGATGTACTTTAATCTTTTTGCATTCAGACTGACCTCTGCTTCTTCTATTTCTTTATACAATTTATTTAGATCCATATTCCACTATATTTATGTTGTCAAATTTTTCTTTTATAATATCCAAGGCGCCACACTCGTTTGTTACCATAGCATACTTTCCTGGCTTCATTCTCCACAGATTAAAATACCTTGTCACATTTATAATGTTGTTAAATAATGATATTTCGTATCTTGTGTTCCCATTTTCATCATGTCCCGCTTTTTTAAAATAACATAGGGTCGGCTTGTATTTGAAATAATTAAAAAGCCTATACCATCCCTTCCCGTTACATGTTTCACAATTCCATCTTCCAGCAAGCCTCCTGTATCCCCTTACTGGTATTTTCACTATTTCCCTTGGCACGATTTCAATATACTTTCCTTCTCCGATTGGTATAGTCATATTACCTGCCTCTTCCGTGCAAAAGTATTCTATTTCAGATGCCATTCCTTTATACACATAGAACCGGTATAGGTTCCCGTCAGGGTCTACCCGATCCATGTAATATAATATCACTTTGTCTACTTTTATCGTTTTCATTCCTTGATTCTACTTATCTTTAAATTGTTATTCTTACTGTATTCCTTCAGCCAACTATCCGTTAGATAACGATTGACTCTATCATATTTCTTTTTCGGACCTTTGCTCCAGAATTTCCATTCGTTTGTAATATCGTTCCCATATTTATCAAACCAATAGATATAATATACTACGTTACCGTATAAATCCACTCTGTTTCTTTCCTGTATGATTACCTCGTAAGGTGTCTCTCTGTCTCTTTTCTCCATCTTTGTCCTCCTTTCTTGAATAAAAAAAAACGGCACCTATCTTCGCAGACCAGTGCCGGTAACTAACTTACATGGAAAACTACTTAACCTCAACTAATTCTACAGAGTTGTAGAATTTAGTGAAGCTACCAACAAATTCTCTTATATTTTTGTATTCTTCTGGTCGTTTTCTGTTACCGTCTTTTATGTAATTTACCCACAGTCTATCCTCTATGTTCTTAATCGCATTTTCTATAGTAAATTCGTCGCTGACACACATTAAACACGAAGATCCGGTTTTCTTATGCGGTTTATACACTCTTGAAAAAGACCACATTTTTATCCTGTCGTATATATATCCGTTGTTGGGATAAACGAATCCTATCCGGCTGTCACCTTCTTTAGCGTAAAACACACCTGGCTCCTTCCCGCCCTTTCTATATACTACAAATCCTTTTTCTTTTAGGATATTAACCACTTTATCTAATCTATTTTCTACGTTCATTTTCATGCAAAAATTTAAAAACGACCCTCATTATAGTTGCGAAGTTCTCCACCTTAACCCACTCATGAGCTACTGCTCTAAGTACGGATGTTTCGTATGTCGGAATATCGTCTTCTTCAACCACCTTACAAGAAGCCATAACTCCTTCAGTCGGCTTTAGTCCGCGATCGTGCAGCTCGCATAGACCGTCCGGCCGGCGGAATGCGCACCACCCGTCTTTCTCTGTTGGCTGGATCATCGCTATTGGTTTTTCTTTCACTGCAAGATACCCTACCATCCACATTGTTTCTTTTAACCTGTCAGCGTATCCGGCATCTATGATAGCCTCTATGTCTTTTGGCGTACCAATACAAGGAACTTTACACATGTTTTTACATTTATCACATGTACAAGGTTGCTCCCATCTGTTATGATCTATGCCTACCAACTTCTTTATCCGTTCTACTTCTTCTTTCATATTATACTATCTCTGTTAGTTTTTCATAATACAACTTCATTTCCGGTGAAGCATATTCCATGAATGCTGCGAATAAGTAGGGTACCTCTATTATCATATTCACATTACAACCTTCTGCCTGTGAAAGAGATTCAAGATCATTGCTGTATGAACACGTTACATGAGCTCCTACATTAAACACATGTAAATCTAATCTTACATATTCCATACATAAATCTAACGCTTTAAACAAGTTTTCTACCTCAATCTCCTGAAATAGGTCTATAAACATCCTTAAATCCATTATTTTACTACCCTTTCTATGTGTTTAATTAATACTACTGCCATCCCCTTACCTGTTTTTATCGCACATTCCGATCCTTTTATCCATTCTACACACCCTACATACTTTTCTGTAGAATGAAATCCGGGATTGTATTTTCCAGATGTACTGAACTCTACCGTATCCCCTACCTTCAGATCATCAAAAGCAATAGACCATGTGGTCCAAATTCTATCATGTCTCCCAGGCTGAATGGCTCCGATTACGCCTTTTTTACGACCGTTTTTTATCGCTCTTAGTATTATCTTTCTATCACCTTCGATAAGGCTGCAAAAGCGCCCGTAAAAGGTTAAATCAACCTGTTTTTCTCCTATTTCTTCTCTTATTTTTGTTATTCTGTTCATTTTCTGATTTTGTTTTATTTTTTTCTTTGTTTTTTCTATCTTCTATAGAAGATGATAATAACATTATCTTTTCTATGTTACTTTTTGACTGTAAAAAAGAATCGCATTTCATTACTACTACCACCTTCTTAAGTTCCCCATTATCGTATAGCGATACACGCATCATGTTTTGCGCCTCGTCCACTATCAGACCTGGAGTAGTCTTAGCCATTTTACGTAGCTTGTTATACTCCGGTCTTTCCATTTCCTCTGTTTATTACTCTATAGTATTTATCCTTATCCCCTTCTTTTAACTTCTCCAGATAGAAAATTCCATCATGTAAATGAGACAAACAAAATCTGTATCCGTATTTCTGTACTCTTCTTACATGATCCCGCAGTCTTATCTCTTCACTTTTGTCTTGTACTTTGATTTTAATACTGTCTCCTTCTTTGATTGTGTATAAAATAGTTTGAATCTCTTCTTTTTTCATCTTATAAAATATTTTAACGGCAGCACCTATACTCACGCACCACTACTGCCTTATGTTTAACAATTAAATACTTAACTCTTCAATGGTCAAGCCTTTTTCTTTTGCCCACTTTAGCATCGCGCATAATTCTGTTTCTGACTTATATTTCGGATCACGCCACGCCCATCCGAATTTATCCAGGACATGATGATATAATTCGTCGGCCTTTGCCGTGTAAATGTCTTTGAATAAATGCTCCGAACCTTCCGGTATAAGCATCTCTGTTGTTGCAAAATCGGAATACGATAAACATCCGTAAGCATATTCTGTTATTTCACTCCATGCTTCTCCGGCTTTAAATCCAAATTCTTTTACAAAAGCCAAAGTTAGATACATATTTAATAATATTGTTACATCATATCCGGAATCCGACTTTCTTTCTATTATTTCCTTTTCAAATTCCTTTAAATCTTCAGGTCCTAAAAAGATGTATCCTGATACCGACCGGTAATTAGTCTCCGCATACTTCTTGCATTTATCATCATTGACAATCTTACTAATGTTAGATAACATCTTTTGCCTCCATTCATCACAAAACTCTACCTCTACGTTCATCCAATCAGTACCATAATTATATTCTTTCGGATATCCGACCGATGTTACCTTTATACTATTCACGCCATATCCGTAAAGGCGTTCACTTACCTCATTCGCCCATTCCTGTACAAAAGGAATAAACTTATTGTAATAAGAATCAAAATCAAAATCCGATTCCTCCTCATATTCTGGCATCTCTTCATAATCCTGTTCAAAGAAATGACGAGGATCTGCTATTGTTTCGTAGAAACTTACGTTAATGAAACAAAACTCGTTGGTTGTCGTTTTTAATATCATAACTTTTTGTATTTACGTACATTTTTCTTGCCATAGAATCTACACATGGCACGAATCTGACTATAAAATACTTTTGTCCTCCTGGCCTCAAAGTATTTAAACATTTCTTCATTCTTTGTTTCCCAAACGTAATCCGTTTGGGAACTCATGCGATCTTTCTCCTTGCGTGAATAATGGTAATATGATACCACAACACGTTTCATACCATTCTTTACAGGTACGATATTTACGTCTATACTATTCTCTGTCATATTATTATTGTTTTATGCATTATACAAATACAAAGAGCGCATACCTTCACAGGCCGGCGCTCCTTTCAATAAAAATGAAAAAACTAATATTACATAAACATATTGTTTTCTACTCTTTATTACAATACTTTTGTTCCGCAATTATTATATCTTCCGTACTCTTTTTTCGTATCATTCAAGATTTCAAAAACCATCTTCTTGTGATCTTCGTTTGGTAACCTATCCTTAACAGCCGATATTACGCCCGCTATAGACGTAAAGCCTGAATCTGTTATTGAACACAGCAACACGCCTCTGTCGGCTCCGGTGCTTATTGCTGACGCCTTTATAATATCATTCTTATATATTCTCATAACTTTTTTGTTTTATTGTTTGTGAGATGCCCAGAATCGAACCAGGACCGGCACATACGCACCGGCACGCCGCGTCATCCCCTCTATGATGCAGAAATAGGCATGCCTATCCTCACGAACCGACATGCCAAAACCCAAAACTTAATTTGATGAATAAAATAGATTAACAAAAATACTATTCTAATTCTTTTATAATATCTTTCACAATATTCAGCCTTACCTCCTTCGTTTCTGGACTAAGACAACCAAACCACCCATAAAACGTTCTTGTTTCCTCTGGTTCTGTGGCCATACTTATCTTCTCCTCCAATTCCGGGAAATATATTCTCACCATTTCGTCTGAACGAAACTCATAGATATTTTTATGTGTTTTGAAATACATAAACACTACATTTCTTAACGCAACACATATGTATTCCCCATCCTCTAACCTATCAATCATCTCATATACCTTTTTCCATATGAATAATCGCTCTTCTTTTGTAAACATATCTTTCTTTATTTTTGTGGTATTATTTGACTGTACGCAGACTTTTCCATGTACACAATACTATGCTCCTGTCCAAGTATTTTCTTTGCTGCTTCTTTCTTTATCGCGCAATATCTCCCTGTACGATACGGATTCTTTTGATCTGATCCATCCTCAACTTCGATAATAAAACAACCTCCGTCATCTATTATCTTTTTGCAATTGTCACATATTTCTCCCGTGCATATATGATGCGGCGCCTGCCCTTTGATGTTATTCCCTAATAAAGCAATCCCCATCTCTTCACCGCATACTATGCATAGTTCTATGGATGGATTCAACCCATGCTCTGGATGCAATACAATACCGTCTTTCATTTTCTATCCTCCTTTATTAATTCTATTATAAACTTTTTATCTTGTTCCCACAATGGCAGCCCTTCTTTTACTGTGTATGCCACTGTTTCCCTCTCTCCTATTAATCGCACGGCAATCTCTCTTGCTTTCAAGTCATCCTCCTCATGCGATTTGTTTATTAAATCATAGGCACATGATTCCACCTTTTGCCTTTCGATTATTATCGAACCCATTAACTCGCTTATATGCGATCCTAAAAACGATAAGACATTAATAGCTTTCCCAATATCATTTGAAATAGCACTTGCTAAATACATCTTATCCATATACTCCGGCAAAGCCTCGTATGCCGTTTCTATGTTTTTATACTGATTTTCGTTTACCTCCCTTTTAATCAGTTCTTCAAATTCTTCTTTTAACATGTTCTTCCCTATTTTAATGTTGTGTGAGATCGCCGGAATCGAACCGACTTGCTGCACCATGAATCCCATAAAGCAAATGCTCCGATCTTCGCAGATGGGAGCATTCTGTCTAAAGCATAAGAAAATTAATGAAGAAATTTTTCTCACTTACGCCATAGCATCTAAAATAGCTATCAGCACTATTTCTATGACAAACATAATAGAAAATATCTTAAATGCCTTTTTCATATCGCTATCTCCTCCTTTTTATTTTTTTTTAGTTCCACAATAAACTGTTCCGGCTCTGCTCCGACCTACGTTCCACCTACAACCGCAGGCCTTAGCCCAAGGCGCCGCCTACTCCCCCTCTATGGCAGCCTGTTCGTACCTACAAATCCAATCTCCATCTATACAACTATCACTACGCGATAATAAACATTTATCCTTATAACAATCATAAAAAATACACCTATCACAACTGTAATCCTTAACGTCTACACAGCTAACTACCTTAGCATATACTATTCCATCACTGCCTTCTATTCCTTTTACCCCAAAAATAGAACCTTCTACCTCCTTACTCAAATCTAAGTCAGGCGCAAAGTCATATACGTTCATACCATCCATATTTTAATTGTTAAACATCCCGCTTAAAAAAAAAATACTCACATAATGCAGTCCTCAACCCTTAATCTGTTGGAAGGAACCTATATAATGCTGTTTTAAACCCTTATCATATTGAATTTTGTGGAAATGATCTACAGAACACTGTTTTAAAACGCTTATCTATTGAATTTTGTTGGTAGGGAGTTGA